GTGTACCGGAATTGCTTGCAATTCAACCAACGGTTGCACAGTGGAGTGGTGTAAAGGTTGATCTTATGCCTTATGCTGCCTATCAGCTTATCTGGATGGAGTATTATCGTGATCGCAATTATATTGCCGACACGTTTATGGAGTTTCCGCTTTCTTCTGGTCAGCTGTTGTATGCTTCTGGTGATTTGAACCCACTGATGCAGCTCCGTACCAGGGATTACCTCAAGGATTATTTTACATCGGCCTTACCTTTCACGCAGCGTGGTGAAGAGGTATTAATGCCTTTGGCCGGTACGGGTTCCGTTACTTATCTTCCTGTATCAGAGACCTATCTTTCAGGCGGTGGTGCTCCTACAACTGATTCCGCACTTAGATCAATAGGTGATCCAGGTGCACTCAATTTCAATGATGGCACAAACTCTCCGGGACGTATCGAAAACATTGACGAGGTTCTTTTAACGGCTTCGTCTGTTTCGATGAACGATTTTCGTTCAGCCTATGCGTTACAGGTATGGTTAGAGCGCAACGCGATTGGAGGTTCTCGCTATGTTGAATCTATTCAGGCTCACTTTGATGTGCGTCCACAAGATTCTAGATTACAGCGTCCGGAGTTTCTTGGAGGTGGTCGGATTCACATTGACATTACCGAGGTGGTTAACACTGCTTTCAGCTTGAACGGAGAGGCTACGGTACCTGCAGGTAATTTGAACGGTAGAGCTGTTACCTTTGGTAATACCAATACGTTTAATTATTTCTGTCCTGAACATGGTTTTATCATGGGTATCCTTTCCGTTATGAATCCGCCAACGTATCAGCAGGGTATGCCTCGCATGTTCTTCGCTAGGCGTTCATTTCTCGGTTATCCTTGGCCTACTTTCGCCAAACTTGGCGAGCAACAGGTAGATAAAGCGGAGCTGTATGCTTCTCCCGCAAACCTTATTGCGGATGTTGACGGGGTTTATCCTCTCTTTGGTTATCAGTCTCGGTATGCGGATTGGAAAGTCTCACACAATACCAATCATGGTCAATTCAGGGATACATTATTGATCTGGTCGATGACCAGGATTTTTGATGATGTTCCGGTTTTAGGTGAGGACTTTGTCCGTTTCGATGAAACCACACAGGAGCGTGTATTTATAGTTAATCAGCAGAGTGATAACTTCTGGTTCTATATTCACAATAACCTTACCGTTGTGCGTGCATTGCCTTACTTCGGAATGCCAAATACTTTAGGTTTCGCTTAATATGGCTATCGAGTTATATCCTAAGGTTGTGGTTAAAGGACAGTCCTTTAAAACTTCCATAAAGCACGCGATTCCTAGTCAGTCAATGTCTCTTGCAGAGATCTTGCGCAGGTTCGTAAGGCGTGAACAACTTCCGGTATCAAAGGAAGGCATCTATACTACTCAAATGGGCGATCTTGAAAAAATCGCTCGTGAGGATATCTTCGACCAGCGTGAGCGGTTCGAGGCTCTAAGTGATCGTATTAAGAAAGCTGAAAAACGTACTAAAGATGCAGCAGACAAACGTATCGCAGACGAGGTCGCTAGGCAGGCAGCTGAGTCTGTTCGAAACGCTACCAGCACCTCGGCCCAAGCGGCCCCGCCTGAAAATGGCGGTAAAGTGCAACCTTAAGTCTACCTATTTTGCCAGACAGCGGGATTAAGGCGCAGAGCGTGCGCAACGGGTTTGCGCGAGACGGAGCAGGAGCGTCAGCGCCAATGCTTCCGTCAAAAACTAAGGCCCTATCAGAAATGGTAGGGCCTTTATGCTTCCTGGCCTTGCCCACTTGTGGGCTATTTAAGCCTGGAAGCGAAAGAGGCTGAAGCCGAAAACGGTGACGGACGTAGGTACGGCCTTGTAGCCAGAAAAGGAGCCTGCGACTGTCTGGCGCCCTTGGCCGTGCCTGTCCGGCTCACCGGTAGGCGAAGCCTCGAAAACAACCAAAAAACCCTTTTTTGGTTGAAAGCAAAGTAATTACTTGATTTACTTTGCTAACTGACACCGCTTTGATTATCATTACATTATGAAAACACAAAAAACGGTGTCTACGGAACCAGGTTCCGAAAACACAGTAGATCCGGATAAGCTCCGGGATCTCGTAAAATCTGACCTTAAGGTCGCTGCTTCTCTTTGTCACCTGGTGCAAACTAAATCATCGGTAGCTTCTGCGGTTATTGTTGCTTTGGAAATGCATTCGGATACTTCAAGGGCTGCAGAGCTTCAGGTGGAGTCTGTACAAAAGGATGCACAATTAGCGTGTGCGTTGCTTTCTATTATCGCGGAAACTCCGGCTATCTTCGATCATGTAGTCGAAGGTATGGTGGGACTTCATAACAATGCGGTTGCTCGGCAAAAACTTGTAACGCAAGCTTCGGAGGAGCTTCTAGATTAATGCCACCCTGGGTAGCCCCTGTTATTGCAGCGGGCGCACAACTTATCGGTCAGGGCATACAGTCCTGGCAAGCAAATCGGCAGATTAAAAAAATGAATGAGTACAATTCCCCAAAAAGCCAAATGAAACGTTATCAGCAAGCCGGCTTAAATGCTCATCTCATCTATAATCAAGGTAGTCCTGGACTTCAAACCCAGGTAGCCCCTACGCCTCAATACGGTCAAATTGCTAGTGATGCGGTTTCAAACTACAACGCTACACGGATGGCCGATTCACAGATTAGCGCCAACACGGCAAAGGAGATAAAATCACTCTCCGATGTTTCTGTAAATGACGTTAAACGTGATCTTTTAGAACGTAATCCGCTTATGGATGACGAGTATCTTAACAGTCTTATTGCTCTTATGAATGACAGCGCAAAAATCAAACGTGCACAGTCAACAGTTGAAGGAGCTAAAGCGGATTGGTTTACGGGAGAAAAGTCTTTCAAGGTGGATGGTGTCGAACTTCATGGTCCTGCTGGCATCCTCAAAATGGAAACAGAACTAAAACGATTAGTTCAACAGTTTGATTTAGGCGCGCAAGATCAACAGATCAAGGCTCAAATTATCGAGTCAAAAGATTTCCAGAATGCTATCTTGGAAGTACAAAAACGGTGGATGACGGATGCCGACATTACACCAGATCACTTTGTTATGTTCATCAAACTTTTAATGCAAAAATTCTAATGAGAAAACGTTATGGAAAACGGTCTTCCCGCAAAAGCGGACGTGGCCGTGGTAAACACATCCGCTCTTACAGAATGTCAAGAGGCGGTATTAAACTCTAGGGCTATGCGTAAATTTATTGAATACTGCCAGTTATCAAAATATCATGTTGATAACGTTTGGTGGGTTTACGAAAGTAAACGCTACCGGCAGCTTTCTATTAAATCTCGAGTGTATGGAATGCTTGAACGTTAAGTATCTTAGTCAACGCGATATCAGTGTCCCTTGTGGTCACTGTGCGTTTTGTCTGGCTACTCGCAAGAGTGACTGGTCTACTCGGCTTGAATACGAATCTAAAAAATGGTTCACTAAAAAGTTCATCACGCTAACATATGCCGATGCACATCTTCACTGGAAAAACGGTATTAGTCAACTTAAAAAATCCCACCTTCAGGATTTTTTTAAAAGACTTCGCAAACAGGGTCATCGACTTCGCTATTATGCAGTCGGTGAATACGGCTCTCAAACTTACAGACCACATTACCATGTTATCTTGTTCGGTGAAATACCGGATGACGATATTCGGGGTAAATGGCCTCACGGAGACGTCCATATTGGGTTTGTTAACCAAGCTTCTATTGCTTATTGCCTTAAGTACATTGTTAATGGTCGAGCTGTTGGTATGCGTAATGGCCGTGAGTTACCTTTTGCTCTTATGTCTCGTAGACCGGGGTTGGGTGATAACTATGTTACCCCCGCGATGGTTGATTGGCATCGTGGTATCTGCTTTAAAGATCATAAAAATTATACGGTAGTGGATGGTCAGAAAAGGCATTTGCCACGGTATTACAAGCTGAAAATATTTTCAGCGATAGATCGTGTAAGAATCGCAGTCCGCGATCAGAAGGCGGCAGAGCTTAGCCTTCGAAAGTATCTGTATGCGCATCGGCACTTACCCAATCCGTTAGAGTATCGGAAAGAGCAATTGCATATTGCTGCGCAGAGGGTACGAAATAAAACTAAACTTAATCTCACACATTAAAATGTCAAAATTCAAAGGTTTTTCGACTGTTCAATTACAGTCCCCAAAAAAGTCGTTATTCGACAAAACCCACGACAAACGGCTGTCTACAAAAATGGGCCGTCTTACTCCTGTCCTGGTAGAAGAAGCTATACCCGGAGATTATTTCCGAGGTAGTTCGCAAGCCTTGGTACGGCTCGCTCCTCTTGTGGCTCCTATCTATGAGCAACTGCACGTGTATGTGCATTTCTTCTTCGTTCCAAATCGTTTACTCTGGGATGATTGGGAGGAGTTCATAACGGGTGGTCGTCTCGGTGTAGGTGTAGATCCGGTTACTGCCCCGATCCCGCCATATATGGAATTGGAGGATGCTCTTAATGGAAGTACAGAGTATTTCGTCAACAGTAGTCTTAGTGATTACTTAGGTGTACCGGAATTGCTTGCAATTCAACCAACGGTTGCACAGTGGAGTGGTGTAAAGGTTGATCTTATGCCTTATGCTGCCTATCAGCTTATCTGGATGGAGTATTATCGTGATCGCAATTA